TAAAAGACAGTGGGGACAAAATTTATTAAAGTTTAGAGGAGTGAAACTTCCTGGTGGAGTTGAATTGAATGGTAGAGAAATATATGATGATGCAGAAAGAGAGTTGACTGCATTAAAACAGAGAATGGCAGCAGAATACGAATTACCACCTTATGACTTTATAGGATAATTATGGCATTAAATCCATTTTTTCTGCATGGTTCAGAATCTGAACAAAGATTAATACAGTCATTAGTAAATGAACAATTATCCATGTATGGAATGGATATTGCTTATCTGCCTCAAAGGATGATAAGAAAAGAAACAGTTATAAGGGAAGTTACTTCCTCCAAATTTACTGATAAGTTTATAGTTGAAGCATACTTAAGTAATTATGGAGGATATTCTGGATCTGGAGACATACTGAGCAAATTCGGTATGCAATTGAAGGATGAAGTTACTTTAATTATTTCCAAAGAAAGATTTGAAGATTTTATTTCTCCGCTTTTATCTAAAATACCAACGTCAGAAAATACTACATCTTTAAGACCTAGAGAAGGAGATTTGATTTGGTTTCCTCTAGGTGAAAGATTATTTGAAATTAAATTTGTTGAGCATGAACAACCATTCTATCAATTAGGAAAAACATACGTATATGAGTTGAAATGTGAACTCTTTGAATATACACATTCATCTGTGATTTCTACAGGTATAGGAGAGATTGATGAATCTCTTGAGGATTATGGATATATTAAGTCCTTAACACTTTTAGCATCGGGTAGTCAAGCTTCTGCTTCGGCAACAATACGAGAGAATAGTGGATATATAAAAACTATCAATCTTATTGAAGATGGTTATAATTATACTACAGTCCCTACAGTAACTATAGATGATCCTCCTACAGCAGTTGGTGCTGCAGCAACTGCAACTGTAAGTGTGGGAGGATCAGTCACTAGTACTACAATTACAAATAGTGGATATTATCCCAGTCATAAGAATATACCGACAGTTACATTTAGTGATCCAACTGGTGGAGGTAATGAAACCAATATTGTTAAATTTGGATCCAGATCATATAATGGAGAAAATTCTGGATTACTTATACCTACTTCTGGATTGGCGGAAAGAGAAACTGGTGCAATTGAATTTTGGTTGTATGCAACAACAGCTGCTGCGGGAGATGTTACAATACTGGAATGGGGCACTAATGACGATAATAGCATAAAATACTCTTTATATTTTTCAACTAGTGGAGGGACAACTTCTTTAAATTGGTCTAGACCAGATAATGATTTTGATAATAGTTTCACTACAGTTGAGTTAATATCAGATTATAGTAGCAATTTTAATCGTTGGAATTGGATAAGACTTTCCCAAACTGACGATAATTCTGGTTCACATAGAGTTGCTGCTCACTTCTTTGGCGATACTAGCAATAGTTCGTATTCAACTGATACATTTAATACTATATTCATGAATAGTGATGGAGTATCCCTAAATCCAAATGGAAATTTTTCTGATAATGAAATTTATCTTGACGAATTAAGATTTACTAGTATTGGGTCAACATCACGACCAGCAGAAGCACCAACGTCAACAAGTAAAAATTCTTCAAATACGTTATTCTTCCAAGATGGTGAAAGAGTCACAACCACTGGAAATATTATTTTAAATTCTACAGGTAATGTAACAGGAATATCTTTAACCGAAAATGGAGTTAATTATACTTCAGTTCCTACAATATCCATTCAAGATGCCTACCCTTCAATAACTGCAACTGCTGTTGCAATAACTTCATGTATAGGAAATTATTGTTCTGTTGATAATATATACATAACAAATCCTGGTGCAGGATATACATCTATTCCAAATGTAATCATAAGCGGAACTACTGGTATAGGGGCAACTGCAACGGCTGAAATTGATACTACATATAGTGGAATTTCTTCAATTTCTATTACAGATGCTGGTTCTGGTTACAATTATTCGCCAATTGTAACATTTTCCAGTCCAGATGTTGTTGGTGTCGGAACAACTGCAGCATCGGGAATTGTAAATATAACATCAGCAGGAATAGTAGATTCAGTATATCTTACTAATTCTGGTGTTGGATATACTTCTGCACCATCTATTACTATTGCAGCGCCAGCAACAATAACTGGTATTGGAACTTATATATTCAATGAAGTCGTTACTGGAGAATCTTCCGGATCAACTGCTTACGTAAAATCATGGGATACATCCACAAATATCCTCAAAATTGGTAATATTTCTGGTACATTTACTGATGGTGAGGTTATTGTTGGATCTTCATCGTCAGCACGATATACCATTGGCGAATTGGGAGAAAATCCCATAAATCAAGATAAATATGAACAAAATGATACTATACAAACAGAGTCTAGTTCTATAATTGATTTCACAGAAACAAATTTATTCGGTAATTACTAATGTTAGGAACTTATTTTTATCATCAAAACATAAGAAAAACTATTATTGCTTTTGGCAACTTATTTAACAACATAATTGTCAAATCAAAGGATGCTACAGGTGATACTTTTAGTGAGATACGAGTTCCATTATCATATGGACCTACACAAAAGTTTTTAGCGAGATTAGAGCAACAAGCAGATCTCAATAAACCCATTGCTATTACATTGCCCAGAATTTCATTTGAAATGAATTCTTTGAAATATGATTCTTCAAGAAAAGTTGGTATAACACAGACCTTCAAATCGGTTGGATCTGATGATAAAACTCGTAAAGTTTATATGCCAATTCCATATAATATTGGATTTGAAATTAATATAATGACAAAGTTTAATGATGAAGTTCTCCAAATTGTCGAACAAATTTTACCATTTTTTCAACCATCATTTACTGTTACGGTTGATATGACAGATGTTATTGATGAAAAGAAAGATGTGCCAATCGTTTTAGATTCTGTTTCTTTTAGAGATGATTATGAAGGAGATTTTTCATCTCGAAGATTAATTCTTTATACACTACAGTTTACCGCAAAAACATATCTGTTTGGACCCATTAGTGATAGCACCGATTCTCTTATCCGTAAAGTTCAAGTTGATACGTATGCTGATACAGATATTAGAACTGCAAAACGTGAAATGAGGTATACTGCACAACCGAATCCTTCTACTGCAGAACCAGATGATAATTGGACATTAGACGAAGATTGGCAATATTTGGGCGACTCAAAAGCATATAGTCCCGTCCAACAATCTGATATTTAATTAATATGACTAAAAATTTTGATAGTTTGAATGATACATTTAATACTTCTATGGAGGACGATAATACTTCCATAATAAAACCTCAGGAACTAAAACCCGAGTCAATGAAACCAGGAGATATTAAAAAAGATTATGAATATACAAGAGCAAATTTATATTCATTAATTGAAAAGGGGCAAGAAGCAATTAATGGAATTATGGATCTTGCAGGAGAAAGTGATAGTCCACGCGCTTATGAAGTTGCAGGACAACTAATTAAGAACGTTGCAGATACTACAGATAAATTAGCAGATCTTCAAAAGAAAATCAAAGATCTTGAGGAAGATAATGTTAAACAGCCAACTAATGTGACTAATAATGCCTTGTTTGTTAGATCAACCTCAGACTTATCTAAGTTATTAAAAAAAGGTTTTCTAAATAATACTAACGAAGAGTAAGTATAAATGAAATCTTGTAAAAAAGGATATTATTATTGCTTTACAGACAAAGAATGTAAAAAAATTCCTAAGGGGTGGCATTTAATGTCTAGTGGGCAGATTATGCGTGATAAAGATCATGAAGAGGATAGTGAAGATAAGAGTGGAAACGATTCCAATGGTAGCGGAAATGGGGGTTCTGATGCCGGAGGAGATGGCGGTGGTGGTGGAGGAGTAGAAGAAAGTTGGAGTGTCACTAATGAGGGTAAAGAGTCTGGTGACCATGAGGTTGCAATGGCACAATCCCAACTTGCAAAAGCAGAAAGAAACATTGCAAAGTTGAGAAAAGCACTAGGTAAGAAAGAGAAAGATATTCCTGCTTGGATGCAAGCAAAGATTACTGATACTGCACATGACACTGATGCTGCTGCTGGTTATGCAGATAAAATCAATGAAGCAGTGCCTCTATTAGCAGCACCATTAGCAGTACCCACAATGAAAGCAATCGGTGCTGGTTTGGCAGCAACTGGTTTGGCAGGAATGATCATGCAAGCACGAAAAAAAAGTGAGGATAAAAAATCACAATCTGTTGATTATGGGCAAGGGAAATCTGCAAAGAACAAAGATAATACTGAAATTGGGTTTACTGGTAAACCCATCCCAAAGAAAAACTGGAAATCTCCCACAAAGCGGTATGATTTTGAAAAGAAAAGAAGAGAGGCAGGATTTACCAGTACAGGTACAAAATATAGTAATGATGTAAATCCATATTTTAATCCAAGAGTAAGAGAAGAAGTCGAACAATTAGAAGAGGCAAGAGATGGTAAATCTGCCAAGGACAAAGGTTATTCTCTCCGCGACTGGTTCAAAGGTGGTGGTTGGAAACAGACTGGTGGCAAGTATGATGGAAAACCTTGTGCAAAGCAACCAGGACAGAAGACTAAACCATTTTGCCGTGATGCAGATGATCGTGCTGCCATGAGTAAAGATGAAAGGGAAAAAAGAGCAAAGAAAAAGCGTAAAGAAGATCCAAATCCCAATAGAAAAGGTAAAGCGAAAATGGTAACTGAAGAAGGAAAGAAAGATGCTTGCTACCATAAGGTCAAATCTCGTTACTCTGTGTGGCCTTCTGCATATGCTTCTGGAGCACTAGTCAAGTGTCGTAAAGTTGGTGCCAAAAACTGGGGCAATAAAATTAATAAAGAAAGTTACGATTACTCCAACTGGAGAGATGATTTCAAAACAATGGAATTTGAATTCGTTGATATTATTAAGACAGAACCCATGAAAGGTTTGAGTGAAGCAAAGTCAACTTTGGACAAACTTAAAGAAGTTTCAAAACAATTGAAAGGTGCATCTAAAATGCACGCAAAGCAATCTAAAGTTGTTGCTAAGTGTGTGGATGAACTTGATGAAGCAAAAAAATGTTGGCCTGGATATGAAAAAAAGGGAACCAAAAAGATGTTTGGTAAAACTTATAATAACTGTGTAAAAAAAGAAGAATTTGAATCCGTTTCTGAAGCAAAGTTAGGTAAGTGTGAAAAGAATAAGATTGAAGAGTATGTAAAAGGTATGAAAAAGAACAAAGGTTCTTTCAAAGATAATTATGGTGCTGATGCTAAACCTGTCATGTATGCAACTGCCACAAACATGGCAAAGAAAGCATGTAAGGAAGAAGTGTCTGATTGGAGATCTGAATTAGACCTTCAAGAAAAGAAAATGAAAAACTGTGGATGTGGTCAGAATCCTTGTAAGACTTATGGTAAGCAAGAAGTAAAAGAAGACTGGCAGAAATCAAATCGTAAAGACGGTGTTGATGGCATGAGTCAGAAAGCAGTTAATGCTTACAGACGTGAAAATCCAGGTTCTAAACTAAAGACTGCAGTAACTGGTAATCCAAAAAAAGGTAGTAAAGATGCCAAGCGTAGAAAGTCTTTCTGCGCCCGTTCTAAGGGGCAGCAAGACATGCATAACATCAATTGCGCTAAAACCCCCGATAAATCAATTTGTAAGGCCCGTCGTCGCTGGAAATGCTAATCTATGAAAAACTTTAAAAATTTTCTCTCAGAAAGCATCACCATAAATGGTGATTTCAATGGAACTCTAAATGTAGGAGGTTCCGAACCACAACAACAGCAGGAAACTTATTCTGCAGATATTGTGTGGGAAGGTAAGATGTATCGTTTAGAAGTAGAAGGTAATATACTTTCGAAGAAAGAACTTGCAGAACAAATTCAAGGAGAATATCCTGGAGCAATAGTTCATAATGTTTATCCTGGTGAAGTAAATACTTCAAGAATTAAAAATTCTCAAAGGTATCAACCTGAAAGATTATCGTGGAGTGATTGATGGGATTTAAAAATTACTTATGGGACGAAGCATGGGAATTGAATGTTTCTCGTGGTAAAGTTCGCAGCAACCTTCTGTATTTTGTTGATACAAAACGAATCTGAATAATTATTATGTCTGAAGTCTATTTGGGTAATCCCAATCTAAAAAAAGCAAATA